ACCGCCGACACCACCATTTATAGGTAATAAATAGCCACCAACAGAGGTCTGTAGATTGATTGCAGGGGCATTACCTGCACTGCCATCGTGTGAGTGACCGCCAGTAGCATCAAAGGCGTTTCGTAGTTGGTTAAATTCAGCATTGAGCGGTGGTGCAGTAATATCTGCACCGTTAACAATATCTGCTACTGATTGGCGTGTGTAACCGGCCATACTTTATCGCCTTCCTGAAATCGAAAATTCAAATACTAGACCTTGGATCGAATAAGGTTCTGATTGCCCAACCGTCACGAAAGTAGCCCGTGAGGAGAAGCCAGAACCTTGAATGTCTGAAGTCATAATTGGTTTAGAGTTGCCGCCGTAAAGAACATTAGCAGCCCCATAATTAATATCTTCTTCCCGATACCTCACAGGTGCGCCAGAGCTACTTTGTGAGTAAGAAGAAGGCCGTGCCGTGGTGTAATCACCCCAGTCGTAGTTCATAGCTAGAAAAATCTCGACTGGACCTTCTGCACGAATAAAGGTGTTGACCTTACGCATTGTCTTACGAGTTTCTGTGTCGCCAAAGTCCAAGTATGGCGTGGCGTATACTGCAAGGATATCCGAACCATTAAAACTGGTGCCTTGCTCTTGGCGATACACTTTGCCGTCATAATCTCCATGCAGAATATACTCTGTACGACCGATGTAATCAGATGTGCAGCATGATGCCCGGATGCCTGTAAGCTCACCAAATTCCCAACCGATGGAACCTTGTTTATCTGCGAGACCCCCAATGATGCCGTAGCTATTTATAACTGGAGTACTGTCATCATCTACAAAAAAGCGAACCTGAGACTTACCACGAACTACGACACCTGTTAGGTTATCCATGTCATAATTTTTGATCATATCTACCAAGGTTACCTGAATAGGCTTTGATAGCGTCTGGATTTCAACATCACCGATGCGGCTTGTACCTGCAACAGGACGGAAACCTTCAGGAGACAAGAATATTAAATCTCCGCCAATTTCCAGTACGCTGTCCCGTGCAACACAACCCACATTGGATGTAACCTGATCAAGCACGAAGCCTGCGGTTACGTCAGGACTTACTTTCTTGATGCCGTTAATACCGAATACAAATAGATCGTCACGGAAAGGTTTGAACTGAACTACGTTAAAGCCCGGAGTGATCTGACCACCACCGGATGCTGCAGTGAAGTCATATGGATCTGCAGGTGCTGAGTGACAAATAACAGCACGGGAGGTTAAGTCCCCGCCTAAGAAAATGTGGTTCTCAAAGACTTCTACAATTGCTGGGGCGTTAAGGATCTGGTCGCCACCGGGGCTAGACGAAGTGCCAGTATTGGTGCTGTTAAGCTGTTTCCAGTTTTGACCGTCAAAGAGTATTGCGTTGTTAACACCGTCTACGAAGATGATGTTGGAGCCAGCGCCAAAGTCAAACTGAGTATGCCGAAGCTTCTTAACTGTACGCACACCGTCTGTGGTGTTGAGCGTGAGGCTGTTAGTCATTGCCTGCCAGCCAACAAAGTCGATGAACTTGTAAAACTTATAGGTGTTAGCACCTACATCTTTACGGGCGGCAATGATATACGGGTTACCGATGTGTTCATTCTTGTAAATCGCTACACAAAGAACCGGACCTTCGGCTACGCCAGCGCCTACCTCTACATTGAGACCACCTAAGAGCGTATAACCTTCAATGCGGCGATACCCGCCATAAAGGCTAGGCTCGTAGTTAACTAAGCGTGTGGCTGCACCGGATGCTGCCTCAGACAGAAACAAATGGTTTTCGTTGCTGTTTAGACCACCAGAACATACAACTTTGAAACTCTGGATTTCGTCAGCCATTAGAAATTGATCCTTGTATCACGGATGTATTCGTAGCTGTTGATGAATAGGGTCTGCAGATCTTTAAGACCTGCTTGGAAAGCACTGTAGGCTGCATTAGCGGCCTCTAGGTTATCCTTAAACATGTACAGGTGGTACAAAGCACCATCCACAATAACGGTATCGAAACTGGCTGGGATGCGGGATACATCGCTGTAAGCTGTAAGGTCGGCGTAGTTCAGATAATACCGAAAGCGCACACTGTACGCCTTGTCCGGTGATGGTGATACACCAAAGCCTGTGCCGTGTGATGGGAATACATAATCAGGAAGGGACCGACCTGTGGCACCTGCCTCGTAGTCACTGTCCCGGTGTTGAGAATACCATTCATCACGCTCAATAGCTTTTAAGGTTTTAAAGCTTGTGCCTAAAGAACTGTCCTTCTGGATCTGAAAAGTATTAAAGTCGGCAATCTTAAAATAATCAGGCCAATCGTATTCTGTACGACCGGGTGTTAAAACCTGTGTATGCTCAGAAGCATTAAAGGGCCATTCAAACTCAGCCTGATTGATTTTGGCAATAGCGGCCTTGACCGCATCTTTAACCAAAGCCTGAACGCCACGAACCGATGAAAAATCATCGGCGGCGATCTCTACCTCATTGATGCGGCGAAGCACCATGTTACATAAATCTAGGTAAGTACTAGGCATGGATGATCCTTAAAGAAGGGTGTTGGGGGCAAGTTTCCCTGCCCCCGCTTAACCATTAGGCTAAGTTGTAGTTTGCAGTGATAAGTCCTTCTGGGCGAAGGATTTTTCTCCCATAGAGCTGCATGCCCCGAACGATGTCTGCGAATGTGTCTGGTGAGCGGAAGCTCTCAGTTTTCGCAATCTGGTCAGCTACTGCGGCTGCGGAGTCATGGCCTGCGACCAGAACACCAAAGTTAGTTGCAGAACCTGCAGCGGCAGATGTACCAGCGCCTGTACCTTTGTAAGGAAGGTTGTTGGACTGATATACACGGAAGCCACGGATGGTGCCGGGAAGGCGACCATTGCGTACTTCTGCATCACCACCGAAGTCAGCGTTAACCAGCTTCGCATCTTCGTCCATCAGGATCTCTTTGAAGACAGGGTCTACAACGATCCAGCGACCATCTGTGTCCACGTTAGCTGCGTCCATAAGACGAGCCATGCGGTTCAGAACAGCCAAAGGCGAAGTCAAAGCACCAGTACCGCCACCTGCAGTTACAGGAATGGAGTTAGCTGCGGTGGCACCACCGAAGACGCCCTGTGTCAGCTTGTTAGCTGCCAGCAATTCGTCTGCGCCTGCTGCTGCATTTGATTTAGTACCTGCAGCGGCTGTACGAGCAACCCATGCAGAACCGTTCCATGTGTAACCGGACATGTAGCCCAGAACGTCTTGGTCAAATGCGTCACGTAGTTTGAAACCAGCACGGTCTGTTGCGAGGTCCATGAACGAAACATGGGAATGCGCTTCTTCGATGTCATCCAATGCAAACTGGAAGTAGTTTGCTTGGTCAACAACCATAGTAAAATCAGCATCTTGCAAGTCTTGTGTCGCAAGCGTAACGCCACGGGAATAAGAGTTGATTGAGATTTCGGGTTCTTTGATAATTTTGCATTATGTTCAGGCAAAGTCGCTAGTTTTTGCCCCGCTCTTTCGAGCCGCTACATGTCGCCATGCAGATCAGACTATATCACCATCCGCTAGGGATGCTCTGCGCTTCGAGCCGCTTGGCTCTACTCCATTTCTGGATAGTCGTTGAACCTTCCCGTTTAAGGGCTTGGCTGCTGATTGTCTCATAGAGATGTCCCAGCAATTCACAGAGTTCTTCGATCAGGATCACTCCTGAAAGCCGCCAAAGTATTGAATTTAAACGGAATCTCCCATGTTGGCGATTTCGCCAGCATAGTCAGTGTTAGTAATATCTTCTACTACTGAAGAGTTACGGAAAGCCTTTTGGACTTTCTTAGAATAGATAACTGGTGAAAAGTTACCGTTTGGGAGGTTTGTGTACCCACCCGCTGATGGAAAAGCCATTGTAATATCTCCTTGTGAAATGGCAGGTCGGACTAGCCGACAGACAAGACAGAAGGGAATTATTAAGTGGCAGTGTTTATGTTATGGGTGCGTACAAGATGTATCAGGCCATGATACAAAACTACGGGCCATACCACACTGGTAGACTAAAATTCTTAATTCTTCTGAAGGTAGTAACAAACTAAGAGGTAGTCTTTAAAAGAGGCTCTGGTTTGTGAGAGATCATCTAAACAATCTCGTAGCTATCTTATGTAATAAGACAGGTAGAAGT